GCCGACGACCACGAGACCCGGATCCGGGTGCTCGAAGCACAGAACAACCGCACCCTCGGGCTCCAGGCCGCCGCTGGCGGCGGATCGGGGGCGATCGCCGGGACAGTTGTTGCAGTTGTCCTAAAACTTCTGGGGGGATTCTGATGGTCGAGATCGAGGGGCTCGATGACCTTGAGCGAGAGCTCGCACGACTGGCGGCTGAAGTGTCGCAGGACACCCTTGCTCATTATGGGCAGCGGCAGATGACCGGGAAGGTCGAGCGGCGTGCGAAACAGCTTTGCCCCGTCGGCGAGAGCCGACCCGGCTACACCGGGGGCAGACTCCGAAACAGCCTCACGACCCAGGTCGTTCGGTCATTCGAGGGAGTCGAGATCCGGACCGGGACAGGCGTTGAGTATGCCCCGTTCGTCGAGTACGGCACAGGTCGCCGGGGCAGCGCGTCTGGGGTGGAACCTCCCGCTGACTACCACTACGGCCCGAAGCCCGGTATGACCGCGCGCCCCTACCTCCGCCCCGCCTGGGACGAGGAGCAGGAGAACGTGCTCTCGGGTCTCGCCGACGACCTCAGGCATTTCATCGATCGGGTGGCTCGCGGCACCTCCCAATGGGACGCTGCCGTCTACCAGATCGCTCATGGAGGTGACTGAGGATGACCGTCCCCCCGATCGAGGTCGCGCTCCGGGCCTGGTTCCTGAAGGATGCTACGATCGCGGGTCTTGTCGGGACCCGGATCTACCCCCTCCTCCTGCCGCTGGATGCCCCTACCCCAGCGATCACCTACGCGCTCGTCTCCGACCCGGTCCAGCAGGCCCCGGGTCACTACCGGCAACGTATCCAGTTCTCGATCTGGGCCGAGGGGGGGGTCTCCGCGATGCAGGGGTTCCCCGTTGCCCGACAGGTCAAGGACGCGATCCGGGCTCGAGTCGATGGACGCGCCGGTGACAAGTACCCGTGCGAGATTGCAGGAGACATGTATCGCTATAAGATCATCTCGATTGAGTTCGCCGGAGGGCCAGACCTCACCGAACCGGAGAGCAAACTCGCCCACATACCGGTCGATCTCATCGTAGAGTATTGGGAGGGGATCGCGGTCGAGAAACCGGCTGATGATGTCCCGCCTGAAGACCCAGAGGAAGAGGATAACCTATGACTACTATAGCATCTGAAGCAATTCCAACCGGAAAAGAAGTGAAGTGGTACCATGGCGGGAGCCTGGTCCAGGCATCGTATACGATCACCGCCACCGACGTCACGGCAACCAAGTTTGCCCTACCGAGTGCGACGAAAGCCGAGTTTGGCAGCGTCTGGGTCGAGAAGGGCGGCGTCGCGCTCGCCGTCACCGAGTACGCAGGCGTGAGCGGGGCCGACCTCGCCACCGACAAGTCCGGGACGACCCATGCAGGGTATACTGGCATGGCCAAAGACGACGTGGTGACGGTCACCTACATCGAGATCGGGACGAAGGGGCTCACGCACTGTGCGACCAGCCAGGGCGTCAAGACCTCGACCACCGCAACCACGCTCAGTCAGGCGGTCGATGGTGCGGACAAGAAGATCCAGCGCACTATGAGCCGGGAGACAACCGCCGACATCACCGAACTGATCTACAACCCAGCGTTCGTCGGAGCGGTCCTCGGCGACGCGGTCGAGACCACCATCACCGACGGGTCCGATACTGTCAAGACGACGAAGTGGTCCGACATCACGACCGGGTTCAAGAAGATCGGGGCTCTCGTCGGCAAGCGGATGGTCGGCTCGAAACTGACAAAGAAGTACATCCTGCTCGGATGCGAGGCGACGAAGTACGACGGGACGTTCCCCACCGAAGCCTACTACACCCGGGCGTTCTCGTTCGCGGTCGATCACCTGATCGAGGCTGACATCTACGAGGCTACGGCATGAGCCAGCCTCAGGATGACCCCGAGATCGCCGCCCGAATGAAGGCGCACCGTGAGGCGCAACGGAAGGCCTCCACGGAGGGAATGACCGTCGCCCAGCGGCTGATGCGGGCGGCGGCACTCCGCACCGCGACGATCCGGATCCCGGACGGCACCGAGGAAGGGATCGGGATCGAGGTCTATGTCCCTACCCGGGCTGACCTCGACACGATCCTGAAACTGACTGCCGATATCCAGAAGGCAGCCCGGAGGGGCGACGGCGCTCAGGAACGGCAGCTCACCGACGACCTGTATCAGATGTTCGCCGGGCTCTGCGTAGACCCGTCGCTTGACATCGAGTTCTGGCGGGCCGGGAACTACAGCATGGGCGAGTTCCTCGCGATCCAGGACGGTCTGTTCGAGACCACCCTGACCCTCCGGGACGAGGCCCGCAGGTTTCGCGCGCAGTCGCGCCGGTGAATGGCTGTTTGGGCTTTGCACGGCGTTTGGGAAACTCCCACATGAGTTCTGGGTCGGGGTTCCCGACGACGTGCAGGAATTTGTGTGGCGGTCGTGGGAATGGCGCAACATCAGCCAGGACGTGAAAGATGAGATTCAGGGAGGACGACCCTACTAATGTCTGAGACTGCAATCAGCCGACTGTATGTCCTGCTCGGATTGAAGAGCACCATCGGAGCAGACAGCCAGAAGGCGATCAGCGAGGCGAACAAGACCGCTGTAGCGACCGGGGCGGCACTCACCGCCGTCGGGGTTGCCGCGAAGATGGCCTCCGACGACATCAACCAGTCCTACCGCTCGTTTGAGTCCGCCATGACCGAGGTCCGAGCCCTCGGGGGCGTGACGCAGACCGAGTTTGCGTCGATGCGACAGTCCGCGCTCGACCTCTCGACGGAGTTCCCGATCGCGGCGACGGCGGTCGCGGACTCGATGTACCTGATGATCTCGGTCGGGTACGATTACCAGGACATGATGAGCACGATCCCCGATGCGGCGAGGCTTGCGACGGCCGGCTCGATGGAGATGGCCGAAGCGACCAACTCACTCATCAACGTGATGGGGATCTACGGTAGTCGTGCCGGGAACGCTGCCGAGATATCGAGGGTCTTCGCCAACGCGGTCGGCGTCGGCAAATATGAGATGAGTGAGTTCATGGTGGAACTGATGAAGAACATCGGGGCCGCCAACCAGTTAGGCATTGCCTTCTCTGACCTCGCTGCATACAACGTCGCCCTTCAAAACTCGTTCACTTCAGCAGAGGAGGCTGGAACGAGTTTTAACGCGATGCTCATCAAATTGACCGACCCCTCAACCATAAAACAGATGGAAGAGATAGGGGTCAGTATTTCGAATGCTGATGGCTCCCTGCGCGACCTGACGGACATCATGGCGGATCTCCAGGTTGCCCTTTCTGGCGTGACCGGGGACGCGGAACGTGCCGCGATCGTTCAGCAGATGTTCGGCACCTATGGACAGCGTGCGGCCCTGGCACTCATGAACCAAGCCGACACGCTCCCGAAACTCAAGCAAGAGATGCGGGATCTCAACCTCATCGAGGACCAGACAAACACCAAACTCGATGGTTTTGCGCAGCGGCTGGAGATCGCTGACAACAAGATGGAGAAGGCGAAGATCACGATGGGGCAGGCAATGGCCCCCGCGACCCTCGCCGCCGCTGACGCGATGGGCGGGTTCGCAACCGCCCTGATGATGATCCCGGAGCCCCTCCAGGCCATCGCCGGGACCGGGCTCACAGCAGCTCAGTCCCTGATCGTCATCGGCCCCGCCCTTGCCGGGATCATCCCCGCGATCAACGCCTACCGCGCCTCGACGTTCGCGGCAACCGTCGCGACTCAGGGGTTCACGGCGGCGCTCATGCTCAACCCGGCTGCCCTGGCAGCGGTCGCCATCGGTGCGGTCGCCCTCAGCCTCGGAACCTACTACCTCGCTGCCCGACAGGCAGAGTCTGCCTCAAATGACCTGAACAAGGCGGGGAAGTCTGCTATCGAGCAGGCCAAAGAAAACGTCAAAGTGAAACAGGCGGAGATCGAGGCTACCAAAAAACAGATCGAGTGGCATCGGAATATGCGGGATGAGGCCGTTGAACTTGGGGGTCTCCTGAACCGACTCAGTGGGGCATACCACCAGGGGGAGATCGACAAGTACACCGAGAAGGTCGAAACGCTCACGAGCGAGTTGGGGGACCTCAACGACGCGGTCGTCGATCTCGAGGACTCGGAGATCAACATCGAGATGGCCGAGTCTCAGCACGATGTCGATACGCTGGAGAGCAGCCTCTCCGAGATCCTCAAGTTGATGGACAAGATCGAGGGGAAGGAGCAGACTAAGGCAGAATTGGAGGATACCGCAGCCATCCAAGAGATCCGGGTCAGAACGTCACAAAAGGATCTTGACGAAGCCAAGGCCGCACTCAAGGCATGGGAGAAAGGCGGGGACAACGCGTACGCGATAGAGTTCGGCTCGGAGGCCGCCCGGGAAGAGCACCAGCGTCTTATCGACGAGGTGACAAAGGCCCAGGTGGACCTGAACCGGGCGACCCGGGAGTACAACGACACCCAGGAAGAGCTGAACGGGCTGGAGGAGGAGTTCGCCGAGAAGGAGTCCCGGGTCAACGAGCTCGCGGCAGAGATGAACGCCACGCTCCCCGACCTCAAGCTGACCCTCGACGACCTCGCAAAAGGGCAAGATCACGTCAACCAGAAAGTCCGCGAAGCCATCGCCATGACCCCTGCCGGGATCGAGGCGTTACGGATCATCGACGAGTTCCTAGCAAGCTCGTCCGGAGCTGCCGACACCGCTCCCGAAGGAGGGCCCGCCGTCCCTGTCGCAGCACCGAGCAACATGTTCTACGGGCGGGGGTTCACTCCGACCACCGAAGGGTTCGAAGTCACGGAGGGCGGTGGGCTCGTCCGGCAACCGGTCGGAGATCGGGCTGCGGCCCCTCCAGCGGTAAACGTCACCGCACAGTATGCAGCCGAACCTCTTCCGGCGATCCAGGTGGAGCAACCAGATCCGGTGATCATCGACGCGAAGTATCACGAGGAGCCCCTCCCCCAGCCCGAAGTAGAGCCTCCCGATCCGGTGATCGTCGATGCACATTACCGCAACGAACCGCTCCCTGCTGTTCGAGTGGAACAGCCAGATCCGGTGATCATCGATGCCCAGTATGCAATCGAACCGATCTCTTCCGATGTGCTCGTCTCGGAGGAGGACCTGAACAAACTCCGACAGATCAGGAACCAGCTCGACAGCGACGCGACCCTGACCAACGAGGACCTCCAGAAGATCTATGAGAAGATCCAGGAGGAGATCCCCGAGATGGGTGAGACGCACGACCAGACCGTCTCCGGCATGATCAAGACCCTTGACAAGTACATCAAACGGCAGGAAACGGCCATCGCGAACATGCAGACCCTTGGCGGCGTCGGCAGCGTGGTCGTCTCCCCGGCGACCGGGGGCGGGCAACCGGAACGCTCTGCGGCGACGGGGATGCCCTACGTGCCCCGGGACATGAACGTCCGGGTGCACCAGGGCGAGGCGATCGTGCCGGCGTCTGAAACCGGCTCTCCTCGCGCTCTCCACATCCACATGCACAACCCGGTGGTCCGAGATGACCGGGACATCGACTTGCTGACAAACGCGCTCTACAGGAGGCTTCAGAGAGCATGAGCCGATACGACGAATGGAAAATCTACGCAAAAGACGGCGTGACGCTCCGGGCGGCGTTCCGGGCGGTGCTCAAGGACGCCCCGTATGAGGGCGTAGTGAGCCGGTCGTTTGTCTGGATTCTGGAGAGCCGGGACGGGTTCGAGCGACTGATCGACGTCTGCCGGTTCGCGGAACCCGCCTACAGCGCCCGGACCCCACAACGGTCGAGCGCGATCTACCGGGACAAGAGCCCGGGAGCGATGAACACCGTGCGGATCGTTGACCCGCTCGGGGTCGAGACGGGATACTATCTCCTCCTCGATTGCACTCCGGTGCGGGACATCTCGCTCGGCGGCGCGCTGGAGTTCGGCGTCACGGCCTACTATATCGGGCAGACGATCCCGTCGGAACCGATGCCGGGCATGTACCGGATGTTTCTCGGGCTCCTCCCGTCAGAGACCCTCTACCCCGGCGAGGCGCTCAAACCCCATGCAGGATGAGGACCTATGGCAGACTCTTACCAACCGACCTACTGGACGAACGACACCACACCGGCGGTTAACGCCACAAATCTCCGCAAGATCGAGAAAGGTCTCGCGGACGCGCACGGGATTGTGAACTCAACGCTCGGAAGCACCGGGAAAGTCGACCGCGTCGCCATCAACGACGGAGCGGGCCACTACCTCCAGATCCCGAGCCTGACGACGACGGAACGGGACGGCCTGACCGCCGCGAACGGGATGATCGTCTACAACTCGACGCTCAAGTGCCTCCAGGCTCGACGCGACGGGGCGTGGGTAGATATCCACGCCGGGGCGATCCGGGACGACCTGAGCATGGGCGGCAAGAAGATCCAGAACCTCGCCGACCCCGCCGTCGACACTGACGCCGCAACCCGGGCATACGTCCACGCTCATATGGGGAACGTCCCTTCGGGGGCTATCGTTCAATGGCCGGCCGTGTTCCCGCCGAACGGGTGGCTGGAGTGCAACGGAGCCGCAATCTCCAGAACGACGTATGTCGCCCTGTTTACGGTCCTAGGTACCACGTTCGGGGCGGGGGACGGGTCGACAACGTTCAACCTCCCGGATCTCCGGGGCGAGTTCGTCCGGGGCTGGGACCACGGACGCGGGGTTGACGCGGGCCGCGAACTCGGGACGGGGCAGGGAGAGGCGTTCAAGGCGCACACCCACACATTTCTGTCCACGGGGGCGCCGAAATATGGAGCCCCCTACGTGGGTCCGAACCTTATGTCGAGTGAGACCTCCTCCCTATTTGAGGTCTCCTCTACTGGGGGCACAGAGACCCGGCCGCGCAACGTGGCGCTGATGTACATCATCAAGGTCTGATCGTCATGCTCCGGACAGAGATCGCAGCACAGGAGGTCGAGGCGACCGGGATCGAGATCGAGTACACGATCACGGGCATCCAGTCGTTGACCTGCGAGATCCCGTACCAGACCGTCCCCCCGGCGGCGTCCGCCCGCATCTACGACGACGACGGACGCCGGTACTTCCTCGGGCAGGTCGTCCGCCACGAACAGGACGACGACGGCCGGGTCCAGGTCGAAGCCTGGGCGATGGACTACCTGCTCCGTCGTCGGCAGATCTACGACGAGAAACTCTACACCGGCCAGGACGGGGGCGCGATCATCCGGGACCGGCTCGCCCCGCACGACTGGGCCGACGTCTCCGGTGTCCCGACCAACCTCGGGACGATCGCCTCGATCCCGTTTGTGAACACCACGGACGCAAAGGTCATCGAGGAGGTCGCCGCGATCTGCAACGTCCTTGCCTACTGGGACATGACGACCGGCATCTACCGCGCCCACACCGTCGGTACCCGATCGCTCCCCGATCCTCTCCCGGAAGCCATCACCCGGGAGATCATCTGGTCGGTGGACGAGTCGGAGGTCTACAACGCCATCGTAGCAAGGGGCAACGGCACGCTCATCGCCACCCTGTCCGACGCTACGAGTATCGCCGCCTACGGGCGGAGAGAGCGGCCGCTCTACACGAACGCGAGCATCACCGATCAGGCGACGCTCGACAAGATCGCCGCCCACCTACTCGCGTCATCCAAAGACCCCCGGGTCTCAACCGACGTCCGGGGCGTGGCGTTCGACCCGACCGGTCCGAACGGGTCCCCGGCGGGCTGGATCGGGCAGACCGTCCGGGTCAGCGGGACGACGAACGACGGCACCTATCTCATCGCGGCGATCCGGGCAAACCTGGACGACATGACGATGGGCATGACGCTCAGCAACCGGCCCTATACCCTTGAGGGGGCGATCAAAGCGATGGAAAAAGAGATTCAACTCATTAGGAGTACTATATGAGAGACGAACCCACCTACATCAGCGGGGACGATATCCCGGTCGGCGCGGAGGTGAAGTGGTATTACGGCGGCGTTCGTCGGAGCGAGGAACGGATCGTAACCGCAAATGAAGCGGCAAACGGCCTTCTCCTGCTCACCTATTCCGCCGAATACGGGTCAGTGGTCGGCACCGTGAACGGGGTGCCGACGCTCCTCAAACAGCTGACCCCCACCGACGCTCCGGCTACCGACAGCACCGGGACCGGGGCAGTCGCGTATAGCGGCATGAAATCGGGCGACCGGCTCAGTATTGAATATCTTGATACAACGAGCACCACGAGCGTCTATCTCACGCATATTGCAACTGGCACCGGCGTTTCTACCGGACTGGTCCTCGATACGCGGGAGGAGGCGGTGGATGGTCGTCCGTACAAGCACCGCCGGACGGGGACCGCAACCCGGACGGCAACACTAGAAGAACTCTGGTACTCCGACGCTCTCCTGGCCGCGTTCTTCGGGGACCTCCTGGTCTCCGAGACCGACGGCAGCCTGTGGACGGACGAGTTCCAAACCTCAAAGATTGTCCCGGCGATTGTGGGCAAATGGGTGCAGAACGGCGAGGTGCGGAAGAAATACTTCTTGCTCTCCTGCCAGTCCATATCCGCGGCCCAGACGCTGGCGACAGAGAACTATTACACGAACCGGTTTGATCTCCTGGTTGAGAACCTGAGGATCTACACGCCGGTGGGAGTTGGAGAGATGACTATTGATATCAAGGACGTAACCATCACGACAGCGAAGTCGTGGAACGGACAGCGGATCTATGACGTCACCATCGAGGGCGACGTGAAACAGGTCCGCTCAGGAACGGCAGGCGAAGACCTGAACGCATACGATTGCGCCTACCTGGAGACGAACCTCCGGTGGTACAAGACGAACGCGAGCAGCGATGCAAAGTCCGACGGGATCCTGGCAATCGTGCTCGGGAACACCGTGAACGGAGCAGACGGGCAGTT